TCAAAGTAATAGATGAATACTTTAACAGTTGACACTTGAAAAATACATAGAAGGACACTATAAGCACTTTAAAGAGTTAGCTTATAACATCGCTCGGAAAGAACCATTCTACGAGGATCTTCTGCACGACTCTTTACTTTCTATGTTCGGTTCAAAACACATTGAGAATCTAATCGACACAGGCGACTTCGAGTTCTATCTTATTCGTGTCATGTATCTTTCAGTCAACTCACCAACCTCACCTTTCTACAAACAAACAATCGCCTGGAACAGAAACCGACGCGACTTCAAAGACTACGCACACGAAGTCGACAAGACTTGGTTAGGCGCACGAATGACAAACGAGCAACTGGACATTCTAATTAGTCGACTGAGCGAGTTTGAAAGACTAATCTTTCAAGAGTACATTCTGGAAGACTTCACCTATCGTGGTTTGTCCAAAGAGACAGGAATACCAATGCCATTCCTTTACCGCACAATAGACAATATCAAACAAAAAATAAGAGCAAATGTTATTCGCAAAAAGTAATGAGTACAAAAGACGACTTGAAATTTGTCGCACCTGTAAATTCTTCGAACCTTCAACGCAGTCTTGCGGAACTTTAATCGTAGGTGACGAAGTAGAAACTGAAGTCCTATTCCGTCGCAAGTCAATCAAACTTTGCGGCTGCGTCATGCCGGTTAAAGCAAAGTTAGCCTTCGCTTCTTGTCCTGCATCGAAGTGGGATGGTGTTCTTTCAGTTGAGGAACAAATCGAGTTCAAACGTTTTCTTCTCGATATGAAGGCGCAGGGACGTCTTGAGCAAAATGATATGCTGAAGTTTTATAAGTTCAAGGATAAGGCTACAGGAGCGTTCAACGAGCGTTCAACGTGTCCGCCTTGCGTGAAGAAAGACATCAATACGTTTCTCGATTCGATGAAGGACGTCGATGTTGATTTGAACAAATAGAAACTTAAAACTTGTTAGGCAACTTTTGACACAACAAACGTATCTTTGTATAGTCAAACGTTTTTAGTATTGCCCCCTTTTGTTTTACGTTTGACGACTAAAAACAATTGGGGGTATATTTTTTTAAGTAAATGAAACAAACTGGATAAGAACAACAACAGCCTTCGTAAGTCAAAGCGAAGTAACCAATGACTACACTTGCAAAATACCAATGCTTGGACCGAGCAACTGCTCTTTTAAGAGCGAGAGTAATCTTTTTCGGGGGAGCTTTTTCTTTTGTTCTTTCTTTAAAGTGCTTACACGTTTTCTTTGTTCTTTTCTTTTCTTTGCACATTTAAGACAGTCAATAAGTTTAGTGTCATAAAAGAAACAACTGAAGTAAATTAGCACAATAATATATTTAACTTATATGAAGACACAAACTGTCAAGATTAACGAAGTAAAGTCTAATCCTAATAACCCAAGAATTATTAAGGACGATAAATTCAAGAAACTCGTTGCTTCAATCAAAGAACTTCCACAAATGTTGGAGCTACGTCCAATTGTCGTAAATGAAGATATGATTGTTCTTGGTGGTAATATGAGATTGAAAGCGTGTAAAGAAGCAGGACTAAAAGAAATACCAATTATCAAAGCGTCTGAATTAAACGAAGAACAACAACGCGCCTTTATTATTAAAGACAATGTTGGTTTTGCTGAATGGGATTGGGACGCGTTAGCCAACGAATGGGACGCGGAACAATTGGACGAATGGGGTTTGGATGTTTGGAAGGTTGAAGAAGAACCTTCACTTGACGAATTAATAGGTGAAGAAAAAAACAAACCTGCTTCAATGAAGATAACTTTTGAAAGTCCAGAACAACTTCAAAAAGCCGAAATTGATATTCAAGAACTTTTAGATCGTAAATATAACGGTGCGTATTTTAGCGTTTCAGCAGGTGAAATATGAGATTAGAAATTGCATCATATAAAGCTATGAAGTACGCGTGTTTGAATTTTCACTATTCAAAAACAGTTCCTGCTATTTGTAATGGCTATTCAGTATTTAACGAAAACAATGAATGGTGTGGTGTAGTTTTATTTAACAGAGGTGCTGTAAGTTCTGCAAAACAATATGGTTTGAAAAATGGTCAAGTAGCAGAATTGATAAGAATGGCATTAAATGGAAAACAATCTGTAACCAGTAAGGTTCTTTCAACATCAATTAAGTTATTTACAAAACACAATCCAAACGTAAAATTGTTGGTGAGTTTTGCAGATGAAGAAATGAATCATAAAGGAACAATTTATCAAGCAACAAATTGGACTTTTACAGGAAGCTATAAAACAGGTGATGTTTACAAAGATAAAAACGGAAAAAAAATACACCCAAGAAGAATAACAAAGTCTGGATATGTAAAAGGTTTTGAGGGTAAAATAGACAAATGTTTGAAATTGGAAGATGTTGTTAAAACCAAAGGAGTTGATAAACACAAATACATTTATCCACTTGACAAAACTTTGCTACCTTTGTGTAAGTCTTTGAGTAAACCATATCCTAAAAAAGCGCAAGAAGTTAATGAGGATAAACGCGATGCTTCCAGTATCGAAATAGGCGGTTCGAATCCGACCCTTGCGCTCTAATTAATAGTGAAAGAATAGTGAATATGGCAAACGAAAAAAACCTCAAACCATTTAAGAAAGGCGAAGTCGCAAACCCCAACGGACGACCGAAGAAATACGTTTCGCTATTGAAGGAAAGCGGATACAAGTTGAGCGAAATAAACGACACGATTCAGGCGATGATGGCTATGGATATGGACGAACTGAAAAGCGTTTGGGACAACCCACGCGCAACGATACTTGAAAAGACAATCGCTAACGCGATGATGACTTCGTTGAAGAAGGGTTCGTTGTATTCGCTGGAGACATTGTTGAGCCGTGCGTTTGGTAACCCAAAACAAATGACCGAACTGACAGGAGCCAACAGCGAACCGATTCAAATAATCATCAATGACAAATTATAACAACCAATTCGACAAACTACCGAATGAGTAAAGCAAATTTAACATTTGACCTTGACGACAGGGACGATCGCATTGAGTTCGAGCGCATGATGAAAGCGCGCGATATGGCAATGGCTTTGTGGGAACTCGACATGAACGGTTATCGCAAGTTCACGAAGTACAACGACAGGCAAGAAGGCGCGTATCAAGAAGGCATCGAAGAAGTATTTGAATACATTCGCGAGCTGCTGAAAGAACACCAGATAGACGTTGAACAATTAATAATATAACAATGGCGGATATAACAATGTGCAAAGGTATTAACTGCAACCAAACAAATACTTGCTACCGGTATCTCGCAAAAGAAAGCCCGTATAGACAAGCCTACTTCATCGATTCACCAATGAAGGACGGAGAGTGTGAAATGTTTTGGGATACGCGAGAAATCAAAACGCACCCGAAAGGGTAACGCAATATGCAAAATGAACATAAACGTAACCTGAAGGGTACGAATTAATCATAGTTGAATTGTCAGAACAAACCTGACAAAACAGATACAAAAAGAATGAGCGAAAACAAATTAAATTTCTTGCGGTCGCAGATTGCAATGTTCCACCCAGAGTGGACTAAGGAACAGGTACACATGGAAGCAATAAGAGTACACAACGAAGCAAACACTATCGACGACGACGACGAAGGTTGTCTTTATTGCGGATCTTAAAACAAAAATAATATGAGCATAAAAGTAAGCATACCTGCTGACTACGAAAGTCTAAAAATCAAGCAATACGTTGACTATCACAACGCGAAGAACGACATCGACAAGTTGGTTAGCATTAGTAACCTACCGAAAGACAAAGCGGAACAGATTCCCTTTCAACACTTGCCGACATTACTCGCAGCGTTTGAAGACACACTCTCAAACGAATCAGCGAAGTTCTTTGAAACGATAACAATCAAGGACAAAGACTTCGGTTTTATTCCCGACCTTTACTCAATCTCAATGGGCGAGTACGCAGATATAAGCACCTGGGCAGCGGACGTGTCAGTAAACATGGTCAAGATAATGGGAACGCTTTACCGACCTATCGACAAACGCGTGGGTTCGAAGTACACAATAGTACCACACAGCAAGGCATCACGCGAACAAGTTCAAGACTATGTTGAGCAGATGACACTTGAACAATTCAATGGGGCGCTGCTTTTTTTTTCGACTTTGCTCAACGAACTAAGCAACACTTCGCTCGACTATTTGGAGAAGGAAGTGCAGAAGTTGACGGAGGAATTGACGGAGGAGTTGAAGACAGAGAAGGACTCAACCAAGTCTTAGGACGCTACGGTTGGTATCACTTATTCATGGAAGCGTGCGGACGCGACATAACAAAGTTGGACGCAATTACGGAAAAAAGTGCTTGGGAGATATTTACTTATATGACTTACCTAATAGACTACAATTATGTCGAACGTACAAAGCTACAACGCGCTCATAGATAGATTCAAAGCATTTGCTTCTGGACACTTTATTTTAAAGACCTTTTCACACGGGCAGATTGACACGGCAGACCTTGAAAAGTTTACCGAGTATCCATTCATGCACGTTGTCCCTTCGAATGTTACTTACGCGAAAGGAACGAAGACATTCTCTTTTCAGATTGTCCTTGCGGATCTACCACGCGATAAAGATAGCAAAGTAGAATTTCAACGCGAGGTGTTGTCCGACCTTCAAAGAATCGCAGAAGATTTGGTTGCCGAGATTACCAACCACCGAATGTTATTTGGTGACTTAATCACGGTGCAGAATGTAACGCTCGAACCATTCCTTGAAGAATTTCACAACACATTAACCGGTTGGACAGTTAATCTTGAACTTCTCGTTCCATATTATTGGGACGCGTGTTCTATTCCTGCGGAATGGAATGACTTCTTTGAAAGCGGAAGCGGTGGTACGGGTTCAATCTTGACCTTTATCGATTCAATAGTACGCGACGAGAACGGCAACGTGTCGTTAGTGAACGACGAAGAAACGCCAGAACCAAACTACTACTACGGAACGAATGACGAAGGAGTTCGCGGTTGGTACTTGACAACGGACAACATAGGATTGACGTGTGAAACGATTGGAGATTGTCAAACGATAATCGACATCGAAGCAGCCATTGACGCACTCGAAGAAGAAATACTTTTGAAG